CGATTCGAGGGTCGGCGCCTCCTGCCATCAAAGCGGTTCCCGGAAGGCCTCCCATGGCCAGGCGGCTACCGCGAATGGTCTCGCCCAGCGGCGCAGCCCAGTTGGGGGCCGGAGCGAATCCGGGGAATTGACCGCCAAGAACTCCGGCAGCGAATCCCGCCAGTCCGCGCCGGGGTGTTCGCCCCCTGCCGGTCAACAGTCGCTCCATCTGCTCGGCGCGCCTTGCCGCAGCCTCCAGTCTGCGAAGTTGCGCTTCCTCTGCTCTGACAATGGCCTCCATTTGGCTGGCGCCCCGCTCTTGGACATCCGGGCCAGTCCTGCCAAAGCCTGCAGGCCGCACGACACCAGCCCCAAACCCGAACCGCTGCTGCTGTGGCAGGGTGCCCATGCCGAACGGGAGAGAGCGAACGGTGAAGTTTCGCACGCGCTCAGGAGCCGGATGCTCTCGCTGGATTCGCGCGAGGTCCTCTGCCGTGGCGCCTTTGCCGAATAGCGCCTGAAACATCGCGCCGTCCCCCATTTCTGGGATTGTATTGACGGCATCCGCAACGGCAAGGATGGCCTTAGCCAGGGACTCGCTGGCCGTCGTGGCTTTGTCCAGTTGTGCAATGGCGAGGCCGAACGAATTCTCTATAACCGTCGCCGCCTGCTCGATAGTCGGCGTCATCCCCTGGAACTCTTCCTGAATCACCCCCGCCTGGCTCTGTATGGCCTCAATCACCCGCCGCGCCGTCAACTCCCCGGCCTCGGCAAACTGTCGCAACCCGGCCACGTCCGTATTGAGCCCCTCGGCCAGTGCCAGAGTCAGCCGCGGCATCTGCTCCATGACGCTGCGGAGCTCCTCGCCGCGGAGCTGGCCGCTGGCGAACGCCTGGCCGAGCTGGATGAGTCCAGCACGCGCAGACTCCGCCGACGTGCCGCTGATGACAAGGGTCTGGTTCAGGGTCTCGAGCACGGCCAGGAGGTCGTCCTGAGCCAGCCCGAGGTTCTTGTTTGCCTGGGCCAGTCGCTGGAATAGCTCGGTGGTTGCCGACATGCTCGCCCGGGTGCGCTGGGCGGACTCAAACAGCTTGTTCTGGACCGCCACCGCCTCCTCTGCGGACTCGGTGAACAGCTTCACCCGGTTGGCGATGTTCGTCCACTCGTCGGCGATCTGCTTCATCTGGCGCAGCGTCTGCATGCCGATGTAGGCACCAATCAGGGGGCCGGCCTTCGCCATGACCGAGTTGAGCGCCCCGGCGGACTTGTTCATCCGGTCGAGGTCTCGCGTGCTCTGGCGAGTTCCCCGGCTGAGCCCCTTGTCCTCCCAGCGGGCACTGACTACGAGTCGTTCAGTGGTTACGGCCACGGTGCGCGCCTCCGGCCTGTCTCAACAGTTCAGCGTCCGACACTTCCAGTTCCTGGGGCTCCGCATCTTCGCGGAATTGCCGACCCTCGGGCGAGTCGTCGGCTCCCTCTTCGCTGCGCTGCTGGCGGAGGTGCTGCCGCTCCGCGTGCACAACCAGGATGACCCGCTCCTCGTACGCCGTCAGGTCGTCCTTTGGGATGGCCAGCCCGATGTCCTGTCGGGCCAGCCACTCCGCCGCGAATAGGTATCGCGGGTCCAGATCCTCCAGTTCGTCCCGTTCCGCATCCGTCAAGGCGTCGAACTGCGCGTCCGACAGGTCCTGGCGCCTCAGTCCTCGTCGGATGCTTCGGGTAAATCGTCCTGATCCTGCTCGGGCAGCACCTCGGCCGCCTCGAAGTGCTCGCCGACGATGCTGTTCTTGATCTGGAAGGGGAACAGGCGCTTCCAGTTGGGGAGCGTCATCGGATCGACCAACTCCCCGTCCTGCTTGTGGAGCCAGTTCTCAACCCGCACAACGGTCGAGTCGAAGAACTTCTCCCGGGCCTCTCCCAACCGCACCTCCTGGCGCCGGCCCCGCTGCCTGTACGTCTCCTGCGAAAGCCGCTTCTTGGCCTTCTCGAACGTCGGGTCGCCCTCTGGGGGGAAATATACGTAGATCTCCTCGGTCCCGGCGCGCACGGTTACTTTTTGCTCGGTGTCTCCTGTGACGAATGCCATCGCTGCTGCTCCTCGCTGCTGGGGTGTCTACTTGTCCCACCGGATGGTGGGGGTCATCGCTGCCCTACACTCGCGGATCCGGCCGGCGTGCGGCATCAGGTCCGCGAACATCTCCGTCAGGGTGCCCTCGAGGTCCAGCGTGGGCTCGTAGCCCAGGGCCTGAAGGGTTGAGTGGTCCACCTCGTACGCGTGCTCGGCGGCCTCCTTGCGCGGGTTGTCCACCTTCTCGATTGTCGCCGGGATCGGGCAGGCATGCCGTACTGCGCTGGCCAACTCGTCGAGTTGGTAGATACCCGCGATCTGGTTGACCGTCCGGTACTCGCCCTCCTCGGGCGGATTCTCCAGCAGGAGCGTCAGGCACCGCATGGAGTCGATCAGGGGCAGGAAGCCGCGCTTCTGGCCGCCGCTGCCGTACGGCGTGATGGGGGCCCCGATGACGGCCTGGGCGACAAACCGGTTGATGGCCGTGCCGAAGCACTGGTCGAAGTCGAACCGAGTCGCCAGCCGGGGGTCGTCGCCCATCGCCGGGATCCGCGTCCCGTAGACGACGCCCTGCATCACGTCGGTTGAGCGGAGGCCCCAGGTCTTGCACGCGAGAATGGTGTTGACGGTGTCGTGGACCTTGCTCGCGTGGTAGAAGCTGCCGGGGTCGCGGGGGAACTGGAGGCCGCCAAGATCTCCGGCGAGATACACGTCGCCATCGCTCTGCATCTTGGTCCACATTGCCCCGGGCGGGAACGCCCCTTCCGGGATCGGGATTCCCGGCGTCCCGTACTCGCCCATCGTCCCCAGCTTCAGGATGTGGATGTCGCGGCCCAACTCGCGCACGGCCCACAGCAGGTTGAGCGAGCCAAGGACGTTGTTCTCCTGCGTCAGTCGGGCGTGCTCGGCGTCGATCATCGAGAACGGCGCGCTGGGCTGTTCGGCGAGGTGGACGACGGCGTCGGGGGCGAAGTCCTCCAGGCTCACGGCAAGGCTGTCATACTCGCACATGTCGCATTTGCGGAACATCACGTTGTCCTTGAATGCTGAACGGAGCGCCCGAGCGCGCGCGCCCCAAACATCGATCGGGATCGCGCTTTGGCTCCCCACCTGCCGGACCCACTCTTCTCGGTTGCCGTTGTCCAGGCCCCCAATCTCGTGTCCCTGACTCGCCAGATGGCATGCCAGGGAGTGCCCGAGGTACCCGTCGATCCCGCAGATAAAGACCCTCACGGCGCCACCTCCTCCTGCCCCTTGAACCACCGATACGTGTCCTCCAGCCCCTCCAGGAGCGTGAAGCCCGGCAGCCAGTCCAGTGCATCCATTGCCGGCGTGATGTCCACAGGCGGCGCGCTGCCGCCCCCTCGCGCCTCTCCGCGGCACAACTCCACCGGGCCGTCGTGTATGTCCGTCAGGCGGGACACCAGCGTGTTGATGGACGTCTGCACCCCGGAGCCGATGGCGAACGTCTGGCCCTTCACCTTCTCCGCCGGGGCCTCCAGTGCAGCGACGATCGCCCTGCACACATCCGAGACGTGGACGAAGTCCCGCGCCTGGTCTCCGGTCCCCTCGATCGTCAGGGGCTCGCCGGCCAGCACCCGCCGAATCATCGTCGACACGACAGACCCCTTGCCCGCGCTGTTGGGTCCGTAGATGTTGCTGAAGCGCAGGGACACCGTCTCGAGCCCGAAGCTGGCCGCGTAGGACTGCGCGATGGCCTCGCAGGCGCGCTTGCTGGCGCCGTACGGGTTGGTGCATGCCGCAGCGGCACCGGTGGAGGCCAAGACGAAGCGAGGGACCAGCCCCATGCGGCACGCTTCGAGCGTGTTCAGTGCGCCGCCGACGTTCTGCACCACGGTTTCCTGTGGGTCCTTCAGGGATGCGGGGACGCCCGTTGCTGCGGCAAGGTGGACCACAGCGTCGTGACCCCTCGCAAGACATCTGAGCGCCTTGTCGTCGCGGAGCAGGTCAACAGGGACGTGAACACCCTTGGCGGTTGAGGGGTCATCACTGAGGCCCTCTGGCGTGACTGTGTCCGCGAGCGTTACGCCGTGCCCCTCTGACAGCAGCAGGGCCGCCAGGTTCCGCCCGATGAAGCCCGCGCCACCCGTTACCAGGACTCTCATACGGCACCTCCCACCGGGACATCGTGAAGCACCTCGAGCACGCGCTCCACTTCCCATTGCTGCATGTCCGGTCGGTTGGGGAGGCCGATGAAGCGACCCGCCAGAGACTCCGCCATCGGCAACGGCTCGGGCTGCGGGTTGTTGCACGTCAGGAACACCGGCAGGCGGTATAGGGGGACCGGGTAGCGGGACCGGACCTCGACGCCTTCGGACTTCAGGTGCTCAATCAGCTTGGGAGTGGTCATCCCCAGCAGCTCCTCGTCGATCAGCACGGGACACCAGAAGTAGGTGTGCGTCACTGTCTCGCGCGGAGCTGGAGTGCTCAGCCAGGGTATGTCCTGGGTACCGTCCAGCAAAAGTCGGGAGACGTGAATCCGCGCCGCGTTCAGTTCGTCGACCTTGTCGAGCTGCGCCAGGCCGATCGCGGCGCCGATCTCCGTCATCCGGTAGTTGCTACCCAAGAACGCATGATTCCAGCGATTCGTCAACCCGTGCGCCCTCCACTGCCGGGCGGTCTCGGCGATGCCGGGGTCTGGGCATCGGACCATGCCGCCCTCGCCGGTTGTCAGGGCCTTGGTGGCAAAGAAGGACCAGGCGGCGAACTCGCCGCATCCGCCGGCAGCGAAGGCCCGAGTCCGCGTGCCGTGCGCCTGGGCGCAATCCTCGATCACGGTAGGGACCGGAGGCAGAGGCACGTCGCAGAAGTCGCCCAGGTAGTGCACAGGAAGAATCGCCGCCGTCCTGTCGTTGATTCTGTGCTCGGCGTCATCCACGTCCATCTGGAACCTCTCGTCCACGTCCGCGAACACCACCGTGGCGCCGACCATCAACGCCGCCGTCGCCGTCGCTGCGAACGTCAGGGCCGGGACAATCACCTCGTCCCCCGGGCCCACTTCTGCGCACACCAGCGCCGCCTGGAGGGCCGCAGTCCCGCTGCTGACCGCCACATAGCAGTCCGGGTCGCCCCCGTGCCACTCGGCGAACTTGCGCTCGAACTCCCTGACCGTCGGGCCGCCGCAGAGTTGGCCGGAGCGCATGACTCGGCAAACGCCGTCGATCTCCTCCTCGCCGATCTGGGGCGAGGCGCACTTAATGAACGGTGTCTCCATGCCGTCGTCTCTCCTTGTAAAACCGTTTGAGGAACCGGTGGGAATACCGCTCGCTGCCGACCTTGTTGCGTCGTTGCTGGTATCGCGTGTCGATCCAGAGGGAATGCCACCAGGTCCGAAGCCGGACCAGCAGCGGGGCCTTGGGCTCGTCATACAGCCCGGCCTCCTCCATGATTGCCTCGGCCGCGGCCTCTCGTTTGGCCATGCGGCGGAGTTGCTTGGCGCGCTTCTGCCTCATGCCCACTGACTCCTTTCCACCGGTAGCGTGACGGCCTCCAGCCGATCCCCGACAACACCGTCCACCGTCAACTCGTACAGGCGGGACCTGCGGCGCAGGAGCAGAAGCGAGACCAGCCCGAACCCCGTGTCCAGCCGCTCGCGCCGGGCCGCTGACGGGGCGCCATCGGGGTTCATTCCGGGGAAGGAATAGGTGGTCATCGCTCGACCTTCTCACACAGCGCGAACATCTCCGACCCCAACCACGGAAACAGCCGCGGCAGCACCTTGTACGACATCCAGCGCACCAGGCGCGGGAACCGCTTGTGCCCCCACGGGAAGTCGACGAACCGCACGTCGACGCGGTGCACCTTGAATCCGTGATATTGGAGCTGCTGGACAAACAGGTGGTAGTCCCATGCCTGCAGATGCCCGGACCGCTCCCAGCGCAGGTCGCGGCGCATGGCCGCCCAGATCTTCGCAGGCCGGAGGGCGTTGGGGGTCATAATCAGAGCCCAGCGGCAACTGACGCGGTGGATCTCCGACAGCAGCGCGTGGGGATTCTCGACGTGCTCCAGGAGGGCGGTGGCCACGACGACATCCATGTCATGCGGGACGGCTCCGCCAGCGTCAGCGGCGTCACCGGTCCATATCTGGGCCGACGGCACGGTCTTTCGCTGCCATGGTCTCCGTCTCCTCGCGTGCTCCCGGGCCTCGGCCACGCACGTGGGGTCGATGTCCACCCCCCAGCACCGGAACCGCGGGTCGCCCTCGAGCCGCTCCAGGAACTCGCCCAGGCCGACAGCGCAGTCGAACAGGTGGAGGGGGTGGTCGTAGTCCACAGGGTCATACGGACGCATGCCCTTGTCGCGGCAGTAGATCCACTCCAGTTGCCGCAGGACGATGTCGTGCCCCTCGGTCCTGAACGCCAGTTCCCGCTCCTGGTCGATCTGGTTGATGTCCCCCAGGGCCGCGTCGTGATCGGCGGCGTCAACGTTGCGCTTGATGGACATCAGTCCCCCAGCTCCTGCGCGGCGGCCCACCGGATCAACTCCTCGGCGCCCGCCCGCAGCATGGTCTGGCAATACCAGCCCGCCTCGCACGCCATCCGGTTGTCGACGCAGCGATCGTGCGGGACCTGGTAGTTGCGGTTGACGAACGCCGTCTGGCCGGGGGCCTGGCCCATCAGGACGCCGACCCGGAGGAACTCCTCCGCCAGGTCGTTGACGGAGATGCACGAGCCGGAGCCGATGTTGTACGTCCCCTCGATGCGCCGCTCTGCAAAGTGCCAGCACGCCGCCGCCACGTCCCGAACGTGGACCATATCGACCCGCTGCGACCCGTCTCCCCAGATCGGCAACGGCTCCCCCCTGGCCACGCATCGCGCGAACTTTCCCGTCAGGCTCCCCGGCCGGCAGATGCGCCCGAGGCCCCAGACGTTGGCGAAGCGGAGAATGGCGTGGGGCAGGCCCGAGATGCGGACCAGATACTCTCCGACGCACTTTGTGGCGGCGTACGTGTTCAGGGGCTCGTGCCGCGTGGACTCCCGGAACGGGCTGGGATGGTCGCCGTACACGACCAGCGAGGACGCGAACACCAGGAACGGAGGGCGCTTCTGCGCCTTCAGCTTCTCCAGTAGCTCGAGCAGCCCGTTGACGTTGTTGAGGATGGCCGCCCTGGGCGCCTTCTCGCACGGGGTCTCGCCGACAGACGCGGCCAGGTGGATGACCGTGTCGCAGTCGTCGTAACAGGCCACCTCGTACCCTGTGGGCAGGAAGTCGCACCCCTCGGGCAGATCCTTGGTCCGCCCGACACTGAGGTCGTCGATCACGCGGGGGTCGTCGAGCATGGGGACCAGGGCCGTGCCGATGTAGCCGGCCCCTCCGGTCACGATGGCGCGCATTTGAGCCCTTCCTGGGTGTATGCCGGGCCTTCGTCGGGGACGATCAACTCGGACAGGTGGCGGTGGCAGGTCAACTCCCGGTGCGGCTGGAGCGGCGGCGACTTCAGGTCGGCCACCGCCCGGACGGCCATGTGCGGCCCGTTCATCCCGGCGTGGGCGCAGATGATCGTCGAGCCCGGAAAGCGCAGGTTGATCTCGAAGGGCACCAGGCCTCGGTCGGGCGTGTCGCGCCACTGGATGTTGCAGCAGCCGACCGTCCCGAGGCGCAGGGCGATGTCGGCGAGCGTCGCCGCCTGCTTGCCGTCAACGCGGTGCGTGCTGCGCGAGATCATCTGGTGCCCTGGCCCCATCTTCGGGCGGTGGCGGCGGAGCGTCATCTGGTCGATCACCTGGCCGTCGGCAACGAGGACCGACGTGGTGTACTCGGGGCCGTTGAGGTATTCCTGGATCACGCATCCGTCTCGGTAGTGCTTGGGGTAAACGTCGGCCATCGACATCAACACCTCGACCCCATCACTCCCGCTGCCAGAGAGCGGCTTGACTATGCACGGAAACTCTGGCCTGTCGTATCCCCTTGGGAAGGGAAGGCGGTACAGCGCGAGCCACTGTGCCGTTTCCCACTTATCCCGACAGATGGCCACGCTCTCCGCCGGCGACACCAGCACCACAGCCCCCGTGTCGTCCTCCAGCCGCTCCCTGGCCTCGGCAATCACCAGCAACTCGGGATCGCTCCCTGGGATGAGCACGTCCACGTCGTGCAGCGCCATCGCCAGGGCCAGGCTCTCGACATAGTCGTCCGCATCCGCCCTGGGTACCTGTGCCGTGGAGTCGACGCCGAGATGGACGCGAGATGGGTCGAGGTCGGCGCCCACGATGTCGTACAGCACGCCCCCGGCGTCCTGCTCCGCCAGCCGAAGCGACTTGATGACCGACAGCCCCACGCCGCCGCCCGCTCCCGTGACCATTACCCGTGTTGTCATAGCTTCAGCCCTTCCGATGTGAGCCCCCACTTGTCGAGGAAAATCTGGCGATACTCCGGTATGCGCTTGCGCCGCAGGTCCCGATACTCCGCGCTGGGATAGGGAGGCGTGTCGCCGTCGTGCATCACCTGGACGCCGGGGTGGTACCCGACAGTGAACCCGAGAGAGCGCGCCCGGAGGAACCAGTCCTCGTGGCGGTGGACCTTGAGCGACTCGTCCCAGCCGATCGCGCGCAACGTCTCCAGGCTGGCAGCAAAGAAGTTCATCACGATGTCGAGCCCGCCCAGGGGCTCGGTCATCCCCCGAACCATCAGCCGCGTCAGCGTCAGGGTCCGCTCGGTGCCCCTGGTGCCCCACTCGAAGGTGCCGACGTAGCACTGCTCTTTCCCGTCGCTGGTCTTGCAGACGGAACCGCCGACGATGTCGTACACGCCGTGCTCGATAAAGGGGATCCAGCGGGCCATGTCGGTGCGCTCGGTGACGAGGAAGTCGTCGTCGAGCAGGGCCACGTACGGGGTATGCACGTGGTCGGCCATCACCTTGTTGAGACAGTGCCCGATACCGGCGTCGTACGGGAACGTCAGCCACTCCACGTCGAGCCCGTCGCCAACCCACGGGTACGTCTGGTCCCCGCCGTCGTCGGCCACAACCACAGGCCCGTCGAAGTGCTCGCGCAGGGACACCAGCATGGCCCGGCACTTCTCCGGGCGCAGGAGGGTCTTGGCGACGACGGTCAGATCAGACACCGCAATCTCTCCACGAAGTGCGCCGCCCGCACGTCCACCGTATGGCGCTCGTGCATCAGGCGGTACCCGTTGTCGGCAATGCGCTCCAGGTCAGCAGGGTCGTCCAGGAGGTCGGCGACGAAGGCGCGGAGATCCTCCTCGGACTCCGAAAGTTCCGGGGGGATTGCAGCCATCGACTCGCCAGCTACCAGGCCCAGGCCCTTGGCGTCCTCGCACAAGTCCGAAAGGAGCACAGACCGGGCCGCAGGGATCTCAAACGTCTTGCCCAGCGCATAGCGATGCACAGACGAACAGGATGCGCACATCCACGCGCTGTTGATGAGCCTGGCGTAATCTTCCCCCACGGGCCAGTAGTCCGCCGACTCGTCCTCTGGGGGGCGATAGGCGTGGCAGAACCCGTCGCGCCCTCTGCGAAGGACTCGCTCGCTGGGCTTGGCGCTCGGGTAAGGCGCCCCCAACTGGTGCAACTTGGTTCGGAGCGGGTAGACCATGTTCCCCTTGCGGGTGTACACTTGGTCCTCCTTTATCTCCGAGTTCAGCACGCCAGACGAGAATACATTGATGTCCTTGGCTTCGCCGTAGTCGTGGAAGATGTCGGGGTTGAACGCCCACGGCAGCCACTCCGCGTGCTGCCCTTGGAACGTCTCCCCGTGGAACCTCTCAAAACTCTCCCAGAGCATCGGGAAGAACAGGTCGAGCTTGTTGTGGGCCTCCTGTATGTACTTTGCGACCAGATCCCCGTGGTTGTCGCCCCACGTCGTCGCCTTCGGTATGGAGATCTCCGCCCAGGGCTCGTCAGTGAACAGCCAGATGCCGTCAACCATAACGACGTCGAATGACTCGTTGACCATCTCCGGGCATTGGATCATTTGGGGAAACGCAAGTTCTCGCCCATCCCAGATGTCCCGGCACACCTCCCCGGCTCGCCGGTCGAGCGTCCGCATCAGGGTCTCGACCTCGACCCCAGGCTGGCGAGACACAGCCAGGCGCAGGGGCGAATACAGGTCCATCACCCGGCGGCTGTGGTCTATGGTCAGCCAGAGGATTCGCACGTGTCCCGCCTCTCCATCTGCTCGATCCCCGTAACCAGCCGTAGCCCGCGCTTACGAAGGAACTTCTGGCGATAGTAGTCCTGCCGCCGCTTCCGCAAGGCCCCGTACTGCCGCCCCTCGCGCTCGTTGCGCGCCTGCTGCTGCATGTGGTTGGCCGACACCGCCGGCAGGTACCCGACCCGGAACCCGGCCTCCTGCATCCGCAGGTAGAAACCGAGATGGTCGACCAGCTTAAGGTCGCAGTCCCAGCCGCCCATCGTGTCCCGCACGTCCGCCGTATCGGCAACGTAGAAGTTGGGCAGGATATCGAACTGCCAGATGGCCCGCGGGTCCTCGCGCTCCACCAACTCGACGTGCAGGTGGTCGTCGGCCATCTGTATGAAGTTGCCCCGGTACATCTGGAGCCTCTCCCCGTCCCGGAACAGGCCGCCGCCGACCAGCGAGTACGGCGTGTCCCGCACCATCAGCGCCAACAGCGGCAGATCCGAGTGCTTGGTCAGGACGAAGTCGTCCTCCAGCAGGGCGTAATACGGCGTGTCTACGGCCTCCAGGGCCCGCTGGTATCCCTGGCACCCCCCGATGTCGAACGGCGTCTCTATGGCCCGAATCAGCGCCGGGAGCTGGAGCGCCTGGGTGTAGTGCTCGCGGGATTGGTCGACGACGACGAGGGGAGACTCCGGCATCTGGTGCAGCCAGGACGTGAGCATCCGGGTCAGCGCCTTGGGGCGGGCGATCGTCGAGACAATGCCCGTCACCTCTGGGCCCAGGGCCTTCTTGTGCTGCCGGTTGTAGTCCTGTGCCTCGTTGCCGTTCTCTCGCATCCAGAGACCCCGAGGGAACGCCGCGGCGAACAGGCGCTCGTAGGTGTCCAGATGGCGACTCCGCTGCTCGTTGTACTGGAAGTTGCCCACCTGCTCGTGGTCGACGACGACCTGGGGCACGTACCACACCCGGAGCCCGGCCAGCTTCGCGGCCCAGAAGAACGGGGCATGCTCGGCCATCTTGTACCGGGCGTCCCAGGGGCACCGCCGCAGAGCGTCCCGCCTGGCGACAAAGAAGTTGAACACCGTATCCACCTTGGCCGGGGAGGCCAGCGCACGGCGGCACAGGTGGAGGCGCTCGTCGTGGGCGACCAGGTCGCCCTCGTAGTGTCGGACCTCTGTCCCGACCCGCACCGCGCCTCCGACGATGTCGGCCGGCCCCCGGTCGATCCACTGGACCAGCGTCTCGAGCCGGGTGTCCTCCGCGAACACGAAGTCGTCGTCGAGTACGGCCACGAGAGGAGTTGTGGCCGCCTCGACTATCGCGTTGCGCCCAGCGGACAGGCCGACGTTGGCGGGGAGGGTCAGGTATCGGATATTGGGGTCGTTGCGGCACGTCTCCGGGTAGGGATTCCAGGAGTCGTCGGCAACGATGATGGGGATCTCGGGATAGTACCGCCGGATGGACTGGAGCAACTTCTTGAGGCAGTCCCGGCGCTCGAAGGTCTTGACGAGGAGGGTCAGGCCGGTCAACGCTTCGCCGCCTCTGCCTCGGTCACGTCCGGGTGAGTCTCCGCGAACAACTTCGAGTTGTCCTCCGCCCGGGACTCGTCCGGCTTGCTGTGGTGCATGTGATAGAGGGCTTGGGGAATCCGCAGCGGGTCGGTCCCGAGGGCAATCACCCCACGATGGTAAAAGTCCCTGTCTGCGGATCCCCAGCCCACATATCGCTCGTCATGCCCGCCCATCGCCTCGTACAACTCCGCCGTCATCCAGATACACCCGCCTTGGCTGTGGAAGGTCTCCCCTGAGACGAGGAACTGTTCCTCCGGACCCTTGACGCCGCCCTCGGCAATGGCGGCCACCGTGGTCCTCTCGTCCATGTAGATGGCCTTTGAGTAGGGCAGGCACATACGGGCCTTGTACGTCGTGATGTGCTGCATACAGCGCCGTAGCCAGCCGGGGTCGACCAGGACGTCGGCATCCATCAGGCAGACCAGGTCGTCACTCTTAGCCCCGGAGTGCGCCACGCCGAAGTTGAGAGCGCGACCGCGGTTGAACGGCTCGTAGGAGCGGTCGAACAGGAACGACACGTGCTTCTCTGCGGCCACCGAGATCGTCCCCGGGTCCGCGTCCTGCTCCACCAGGCGGAGGTCCCAGCAATCCACGTCCTGGGCCGCCAGCGCCCGCAGACACGCCTCCAGGTTGCGCTTGCGCTCCGGCTGGTCCTCTGGGAGCCGATACGGCACGACAACGACGATCTTGCGCGTCTCCGTCTCCGGGTCCCACTCCTCGACCGAGTCGTCCGCCTCGAGGGGCGTGTTGACGCCGCTTTTGGCCATCCCGTACGCCGTCGCCATGTCGACCTCGCCCTGGTTCAGCGCGTCGAGCCACTTCATCACCTGTTCGCACAGGCGCCTGTCGTCCGGTTCCTCCTGGCTGAACCGCTGGAAGTACTGCGCCATCAGTTCGCCCGGGTGCTGCTCGAGCAGGGCGGCCACGACCTTGTCGAACGTCTCGCGCACGCCCAGCAGCAGGAACAGCGTTGACATCTCAAGGGGGCCCCGGGAACTCTGGCACTCCGAGTACGCAGACACGGCCCGATTCGCCGCGCGCCGGGTCTCGTCCTCCATGCCGTTCTGGGCGCAGGTGAGAGCGATCATCTTCTGGGCCCGCCCAATGAACAGCCAGTACTTCTCGACCTGCTCCCCGCTCCCAAGCTGCTCCGGGTCGATCGGTCCCAGGCGCCCCAGGGCCTTCCCCGGGTCTCGGTCGTGGATCATGTCCCACTCGGCCAGATAGAGTTGGAAGTGGGGCACCTCGGGCGCGTCACGGGCCGCGATGACCATCAGGGCGTGGTAGTACTCGACCGTCGCGTCCGTCGCGTTGCCGTGGTTGAATACCCGAATGTTCCCGTCCTCGTGCCGGACGACACTGCCGGGGTTGAACAGATTCTCGTGGACGGGCCACTGCCAGGAGAAGTCCCCGCGCCGCACCATCCGGGGCTTGAGCACAATCACGCCGGGGCCGTAGCCAGGGAGGTCTTGCTCGGGAGGGCGGTAGCTGCCGTTCAGGTAGGTGGCGAACACGAACTCGTCCACCACGTCGTCGAACATATCGCCCTGGGCATACGCCCGGATCTTGGCCGCGTCCTCCTCGGGGACCTCCTCGTCGGGGTCCTGCCAGAAGATGTACCGGCTGCGGCACTTGCTGAAGCTGAAGTTGCGGGCGTCGGAGAAGTCGTGCCGCCAGGGGCGCTCGAACACCTGCACGCCGAGGCCCCGAGCGACCTTGACCGTGTCGTCCGTCGAGCCGGTGTCAACGAGGATGATCTCGTCGGCGAACCGCTGTGCAGACTCGACGGCGCGCACAAGGTTGGCCGCCTCGTTCTTCGCAATCATTGCGACGGAGATGAGGCGGCCAGAGAACGGCGGACGTCTGTGCTTGCGGGTCTTGGACATCGGGCGCTGCTCCCGATTATGTGGTGGGGCCCTGCTCTATCTGCTCCAGCTTCCACGACCACACCGCGGCAGCAGCGGGGTCGTGAGAGAGGGCGGCAACACGCGAGGCGCAGTACTCGGGGGTCAGGTTCTCGCGGATGAGGACGCCGTCCCGCAAGTAATGTAGGCATGTGCCCACTCGGGACGCAAGCAACTTGACCCGCTTCAGAGAGGGCGGCAGAGGGGGCGACGGGGTGGCAGCGACACCCCGGTCGCCCTGTGGCTCGTCGGGAGGAGACTCCAGCGGACAGGGACTGCCGCCCCCATCCTCGCGGCCCGACGCCTCGCCCGCCACATCCTGGGCCCCTTCGCCGAGGGGCCTGTCCGCTTCAGCGCCCACGCTTAGGCCGCGTACGCCGTCTGAATGTTGAACACGTCCAGCACGACCGAGCCGAGGGTTGAGTCCTCCAGCACGTTGAACGTCAGGGTCTCCACCAGGCGCCCACCCTGCTCCGACTTCGGCCGGGTGGCGATTCTGACCTTGGGAAAGATCAGGTTGAAGCCATAGTAGAACCCGGTCTCAATCTCCGCGTTCTTGACCTTCACCTGGAGGGCCAGGTCCGTGTCGGCCAGCTGCTGCGTCCGGTGCGCCTCGTCCTGCCACAAGCGGGTCAGCACCACGGTCTGGTCTCGAGCTACCCGGTCGCTGTTCCCCAACACCAACCCCGACCCGATCTCATAGTTGAAATCGACGTCGATGTTGTTCCGGTACTGCCACTCGAACCCGATCACCTGGTCGCTGACCGCCGAGGGGTTGCTCGTCAGGTCGTTGACCGTCAAGTCGAGGTCGTCCCCGGTGCTGCCGTCGTACGTCGTGGCGTCCAGCCACACGGCCGCGGTGGCCGCGTTGAGCCCGCCTTCAGAGATCTCCGCACTGGTGTCCGTGCCGTCGGTCACGGTCCCTGAGCCGAACACCTGGCCGCTGAGACTGCAGAAGCGGTTGGCGCCGCGGGTGAACTCCAGGTTGAGCGAGTCGAAGAAACACCCGGACCACGACTTCTGGAGGCCGCTCTTGAGCAACCCCTCCATCGTGAACGAGGGTTGCGCAGCGGCGGACATCGGCGTAAACGTGTGTTTGCGCGTGTTCGTGGCCCCGCTGGGCGTGGTGGTGGCGATGGCGCCCAGGGCGTAGGCCGCGCCGAATGCGAGCGTATGCGGCTTCACCCGGTTCTGGGCGATGGCGAACGTCACGTGATTGGCGAAGGTCGCCTGGTCGCTCGCCTCCTCGGTGCCCCCGATCAGGTCCTGATCCGTGACGGACTCCACCACGTCGTCGGGGATGATGCCGGCATTGACCAGGATCCGGCTGTCGACGGCTTCAGGGGTGTCGTACGCGCTCTCCTGTGAGTCCGCCGAGACGATGATGTTGCGTATTCTGTCGAGGTTGGTTGCCATTGTTCAGTCCTCCGGGATGACATAGGTGACGCTGATGTCGGCAGAAATCACGGCATAGCCGCGCAAGACATTGGGCCGCTCCTCGTCGGGAGCCCCGGCGAGGATCTCGACCCCCTCCACATTGACCATAACGTCGCCCGTGTCCGCGCCGTCGAGATCGTCTGGCAGTGACACGAGTTGCTTGTCGGGATAGTGCTGTTGCTGCAGCACCCGCACCACGCGCGCCGCAAAGTACTTGACGGTCTGCTTCTGATAGGCGAGGGTGCCGCCGGTGATGACGATGTAAATGCCCGTCGGGTAGTGCCACGCCATCCGGTCGCCGATCGCCAGCAGCTCCGCCGGGGCAATGCCCACCTCAACGGAGATGGCGGGTAACTCGTTCTCGTTGTATCCGGAGATGGCGTTCCGGTGCTCCTGCTCCCAGGTGGCGACTTCCAGGGCGCCGCCGGTCCCGAGCTTGGCGTCCGCCTGGAGCGCCTGGATGAGGTGGTCCTCGATGACATTGAAGGTGTCGTCGCTGTTGTAGTCGGAGGCCATCTATCGAGCGCCCCCGCGCCGGGCCCCCTCGCGGAGGTGGTCGGCGAAGATCCGGACCATCTGCTGAAGGTCCTTCGGTAGATGGAAGAACAGGAACGGCCGCCCTCGCTGCTGCGCCCGGGCGTAGTTGGTGCCGGTGGGGCCCAGCTCGAGCACGTTGTCCGTCATGCGGAGGACGGTGGTGGCCGTCTTCTTCATGTGCATGGTATCCTGGAGCAGGGCGCTCGCACCGGTCAGACGCTTGCCTGATGGGCGCAGGCGGCCCAGCACGAACTTGGTCCGGGTAGTGGCCACGCGCCCTCCCTTGCGCAGGGCCCCAGACTTGGTGCGAGCACTGCGACCCGTTCTGACTCGCGGAACTCCACCCCAGGCCGGCACCACAGTCCCGTCCTTCCGCGTGTACTGCGGAGCGAACGGCTTCCAGGTCACGCCTCGAAACGTCCCGCCCCGACGCAGCCGCGCGAAGGTTCGGTCTGTCTTGAACCGCATGTACTGGGTGAACTCACGCCACGGATCCCGGGTCTCGTCCGAAGCCTCCTCCACGCCTCGAACCATGCGCCGGACACGCTCGTCCTCTATGGTGACGGTGGTCGTCATGCCTTCAGTATCCGGGCGATACCGCCCCGTTTGTTGCTGGTGGACTCCGGCCGCGCCTTGGCCAGGTGCTTCCCTTCGGGTATCTGGAGCAGCTCCTTGGCCAGATCCAGGACCTCCGCCGCTTCCTTGCTGAGTGCCCCGTCGTCGCGCAGGAGCTGCAGCGCCCGATGGACGGCGAACAGGGTGGCCGCCTGTCGGATCAGAGACGGCGTCCCGAAGGTGACAGGGGCGTTGTCGACGAACTCGATCAGCGCCCCAGGTTCGTACGTCACGGTATTCGAGCTGTAGGCCGTGACGCGGTATTCCTGGGAGTCGTCCACGTTCGGGCGAGTGCCCGTCCGCCTCGAATCCCACTGGTTGTCGCCGGTAACTCGAAACAGGTCCCCCACCGCGGGGTCCCCGCTCCCGCCGTCGATGACGATGGTTGTGTCGCCGCCGGCGTGGTCCGCCTGATTCACCTGCCAGTCAATCGCGTCGTTCGTCGCAATGTTGGCGAACGGCGCCTCCCCCGGATACACGGAGTCGACCCACTCCTTGGCCGGCCGTCGCAGCTTGCTGTCCTGCTGCGCCGTGGTAGAGATGTTCGACCCGGTCAGGGTCGGCAGGAAGTCCGTGATGTCGCCGCGAGTGCAGTAGTAGAGAGCCACTTAGCCCTCCTCGAGTGCCTTGAGGCGGTCCAGAATCAGCCGCTTGGCGGACTTGCGCTTCTCGACGTCGTGGAGGCGAACCAGCACCTCCCGGTTGCGCTGTTCGGCCAGCCAGGGCCCGAGCCGGGCCACCGTGATGTCCAGCCCCACCGAGACGAGCGCCGAGATGGTCGACTCGGCCTCGGCATCCTGATTGATCGTCCTCGGCTGCTCCTCGAGCCGCGGAATCGGCTCCGCAAAGAGCCGGTGAACAGCCGGGTCGAAGTCCTCCTGGTTGATGAGCAGGAAGTCCCCCGGCTTCTCCGGGTCACAGATCTTAGCGGTTGGGATCTTGTCGCCCATGGTATTCCCCTGCCTCGCTGCGGCAGGGAGACCCCCGAAAGGGCCTCCCTACACAGACAGTTGAAATGACGGCTGCGGTTATCCGAGGATCCGGGCGCCGAACTCCGGGCGAACCAGAGCGGCCCCATACAGGATGTCGTACGCGAAACGCGTCTGCTTGTGCTGCCTGCTGACCTCGAGCCGAAGCGTCAGGCCCGACTTCGGGTCGGTCTCGGACCGGACCAGGGACCCCAGCTCGTTGGCGTTGTCGTCGGCCAGGGCCCGCGTCGCCAGGGCGAAACAATCGCGGTGGAAGATGAGATTGACCACGTGGTCGTCCTGGATGGTAACCACAGCGTTGTCCGCGAAAGCGGCCCGGGCGCCAGGGGTGAACGTGATCCCCGTGGCCTCGTTGCCCGATGCCGTCACTGCCGTGGTGTTGGTAACCGTGTAGCAGCCCGCCACCCCCGTCACCTTGAATACATCACCCTGGATGACGGTGCCCGTCAGCGTGGTCGCGTCGATGGCCATGGTGGTGCCAGCGGCGGCTACCTCAGTCGTGATAGCAAAGACCTTCGTCGAGGATCCGTTGACGGCGGTCCCGGCGGTATGCGTGGGGATGTTCTGGTCCAGATGCCAGTCCGCGCCCAGCTTCCGTCCGATCAGGCCGTTGATGATGCCCTGGGTATCGCCCCGCTGTTCGGCCTGGAGGAAGTTGCTGAGCTGGATAGCGTTGGCTTCGGCGTCCTCGTCGATGACCACATACCGTGGGTTCGGATCGGTCAACTGGCGGTGCAGCTCCTTGCGGGCGCCCACCACCTCGGAGAGGTTCGACGCGAACGGCGTAGTCCCGGCGACCCCTCCAAAGCCGTATATCCCGACGTATTTGCCGAGGACGTAGTCGTCCACCGCATTGGCCAGGGACTTGACGGCCTCGGTTGCCTGCATCGGGATCGTGCCGTCGACGACTTGGGTCTGTTCCTGATCCGTGAGGGTGAAAGCGGCTTCCTTCCACTGATCGACGGCGATTGACACGCTGGTCGGCACGACAGCCGTCACGGCCTGCCCTGTGGTCGCAGGCACGACATCGTTGGCGGTCACCGCGGACGGGATGGGCACGTCGATGGTACTGCCCTTGACGCCCGGCTGGGGCGAATACTGGGTGTTCACCAGCCGCGCCATGATTGCGTTCTCTCGGAGCGCAACCAGGCCTTGGGCCAGTAGCTGGGGGATGACTTCGGTAAGGGTGTTGGCCACGGGGGTATCCTCCGTCGCGGGTGAACGATCTCAATCGCTCACAGCGTCAGAGGATTCCCTCGGGGAACCTTGCCCCGCTCCTCGGGAGGAGGGCGGACGGCTGTGTTGTGCTACCTGGGGGGTGACCGGGGGCGCTTTGCCGTCATCCCTCGGGGATGGCGGGCCTGACTCTCGGAGCCAGGCCACGCGCCTGCAGTCGGCCAGGAGGCGACTATCTGGTGTGCGTTGCTACCAATATGGGGCTATGTCGGCCGGGGCGCAACCTTGACCGATCCGTCGGCGATGCCCTCGAGGTTTTCCTGGAAGGCCTTTTTGTCGTTCCACGGGATGACCTTGACGCCGGCGGCGCCTCCGCCGTCCCCGTCAGCACCACCACCCCCACCACCCGTGGAAGGCTCGAAACAGAAGGCCAGATCGGCGCCCGCGGCGGTCTGCTCACCCAGCCATCCAGGGAAGTCACGACCCCTGACTGTCCCGTCGCCATCCACCTGCAGGAGCTGCCCACCGACGTTCTTCCAGCCGGCGTTTTTGGCGGCCAGGACCAGCGTGTCGGCCGCCCCCTTCCGCACCTTCCCCACGTCGGCCGCATGGCGCAGGACGTTGGTATCGACCACGGCGTTGTCGGCCACTCTTTGGGCTTCGTCGCGCTCCTCCGTGAGCACGCCGATCTGGTCGTTGAGCGGCCCGGCGGCCTTCTCCACGGCCTTGTCGACCAGCCCCTCGAGGTCCCCGGCTTTGATAAGCTGAGCCGTGTCCAGCTCCTCCTGGGTGGCCAGCAGTTCCTTTGCCTTGGTCGCGTCGATGCCGTCGAAACCCTTCAGCGCCTCCGTTGCCTCGTCGAGCTGCGCCTTCAGATCGCGGTTGTTCTGCCGAAACTCGTCCTTCTCTGCGGTAGGCACGAAGCCCTTGGGGGTGCCGTCGAGATTCAGCTCGAAAGCCCCGTTGGCGTTCTGCGTGTACAGGTCCCGGTGTGCCTCCGGGACAGATTCCAGGTCGTTCACTACGGCGGCCAGTTTGGCCATGGATATCCTCCTTGCTGCGGGGGCGCTGCGACCCCCAGGGTGAGGTGGTGCCAGCTACAGGGCGGAACTCAGGGCGTCGGTTACCCGCGTGCCCTCGTGGTAGAACACGATGTTGGTGGCGGTCGTGTCCGTCGCGTTGATCCGCCGGGCTTTGATCGGGTACGTATGCCCAGCCAGCACGCCGGTGAAGG